CAACTTTGTCATCGCCGGAAGGATCTTGTCCTGCACGTAGCCGTGAATGTTTTTGCGCAGGTCTCCTTCGTCAGTCGCGCCCTTGGTCATGACCTCTCTGAGTTGGTCCAAGGTCGGCACTTTGGTTTTTGCAAAGGGCTTACCCTTTGAGTCCACCATGCCCTTGTCGACCAGACCAAGCGCCTCAAGATTGGCGAGCTTGCTCTTGTCCAGACGCATGCCACTGAACTGCTTGACAATCTCATTAAAACCAGTGGCAAACTTAGAGCCCGACTCCTCCATGCCGAGCGCCATCGTCATCATGCCTTTGGGGTCAAGGCCGTATTTCGATTGTTGCGCTGTACCAATGGTCGTGAGCCACTTCTGGCCGGTGAACTCCTGGCCGACCTGTCGGGTCGCCTTGCGCATGGTGTCAAAGTATTCCGTCGCCCTGGCATAATCGAACCTGCCAGCGGCGTCACGGAAGCGCCCCATCTGCTCGCCAGCTTTGATGAAGCTCAGCGCGCCCTCACGCGCCTGGTCAGCGGTCTGCCCCATACCTTGGCCAATCTTGGCCAAGGATTCCGCTTGCTGCACCAAGAAAGAAGCACCGCCAACATCGCCACCGGCGGTGTTCATGGACTCAACGAGTAAGTTCTTCTGCTGTGCGCGATTCCAGTACGCCCCTCCCATACCCGTCTCTGGATTTCTGCGATTCCGCGCATCCTCCTGCAACTGGTCAACAGCAAGTTCAATCGCCTTTTGTGTCTCCTTTGGATACTGCTGCAACGCCATCTTGGTGTCGGCAGTATCGACCTGACTGTAACCTTCCTTCGCCGCGCGCCCAGCAGCGCGTAGCGCAGCGTTCGCCATCGCCTCGATGTTTGTAACCGCAACACTGCCGGTGACCGAGATCGGTCCACGGAAGTAGCCACCACCGCCGCCGCCGAGACCACGCCCACCGGTCGGAGCCGGTACCGCGCCGGGTGGACGCCTTGCTGGTGGCGCTGGTGGTGCAGCCGCTGGACGCTGTGCCGGCGGCCGCGCCGCCGCTCCTTGACGAGCCGCCGTATTGACCGTGATTGGCTTTGCCGCCGCCGCACGCAGTTGCTGAACCTGCCGCAGTGCGCTGGTCAGGCCGGCGGCATTAGCCTTGAGGTTGATTGTCGTACTGCTCAAGCCCCGCATGGCAGACTTGAGTTGATTGATCTTGCCGATCGCCTGGGTAATTCCTCTGTCGTTGACCTTTAAGTCAATCTTGATCGACTTGAGTGAATTAGCGGTCGCAAACAGCTTTTTCAGCTCGGCGTTGATCTTGCGGATCTGCGCCGACGACTGATCGTTGACTTTTAGAGTGGCTTCTTCGACGAAGGAGGCCAAGACGTCAGCCTATTTTGGTTTGCCGCCAGCGAGCGCGATGCGGAAGCGCATCTCGTCGCGGTGGACTTTGAGGAAGCCGTTGACGCGAAGGGTCAACACCGGGATGGAGAGAGGTCTCGGATCACCAGCCGCCGCACAGTAATAGCGGTACTCGTCTACTCGTTCGGCGACTCGGCTGGCGACCCTAGAAAATGTGGGAGCACTTCGCGAACGATGGCATAGCCGTCGGCGAACATGATCTGAGACACTGCCCAGGATGGCAGCAGACTCAGGCTTGTGCCGAGTGGCTTGGCCACAGTAGCGATCAGATGTGCGGCCTGCTGGAATGTTGAAGAAGCAGCGAGAACGTCCTCGATCTCGCCGTAGGTCTTGGCCAGGAACTCAAGCTCACGGATGACAACTGGTTCTTTTGCCCGCAACGTCAACGGCGTTCCGAGTTCGTAGACGATCGCGGTTTCAACACCGTCGCCAGGGCGCACGATCTTGCCGGGTTTGCCCTCGTTCTCGTCGAGCTTGGCCGAGATATCGCGCGCCGCCGGGATCGGCATGCGCAGGATTTCTACCTGCGACATCGGAACCTGGGTTCCGTTGGTGTAGTAGGCGACCTGCTTGGTCATCCGCACGCGGCGCAATTTGCCCTCCCAAGTCTTGGGAGTGGTCATGCTCTGCGCTTCGATGACGAACTCGTTGAATGCCGCGAACGTCACCGGCTTGACGATAGCACCGTCAATCATCCGATCGCCTAATTGAAAGGCGATCGGAATCTTGTCGGGCTGCTTTGGCGTTTCGACTTGAGGTGCTGCTGCCATGGTTTACACCATTCCCGGCGGAACGTACGGAACCGGGAAGGTCGCGGCCAGCTCCTCGGCGTTGGGTTCGAGCGTACCCTCGGGCAGCATTTCGTCGATGATCCGGAACACGATGACCATCGTCACTTCGTGAGTGTCGCTCTTCTCGTCACCAGTACCAGTGCCACGCGCGGCCGAGTAGACGAGCCCGTTGTAGTACTCGACCTGCAGCGTCACGTCGCTGCAGCCCTGGTACATACTAAGCGGGATGCGAAGGTCGCGGATCACCTTGATCTCGACCTCCGGATTGGTTGGCACCCGCTTGACGTAGCCCCACGGCAACGGGTTGTTGTTGTAGTTGCAAAGCCGCCACGTCGGCAGGTCTTCGCTGGAGAGGTGGTGCGAGATCGGACCGTACACCGCATCTGTGTCGCAGTCCTTGAAGGTCAGCAGGATGTTCTTGACGCCGACCTGATTCGTGCAAGTCATTTAAATATCTCCTCTCTTCCCTGCAGAGACTGACGCGATTACTCGCGCCAGTCCTAGGGACACACCAATCAACGGCGGGTTGGCGTCGGGCGCGGCGGCACCGGCTGCCCGGATGCGTGCGCTGGCGGCGGGGTTGCGGGGCCACCGCCGGGACGTGCTGGCGTACCTGGACCAGTGGGCGGAGGACCGCCAGGCAGCGCCTGACCCGGACGTGCTGGCGTACCGGGGCCGGTCGGAGGCGGACCTCCCGGTAGAGCTTGGCCAGGACGCGCAGGCGTACCGGGACCAGTGGGTGGAGGACCGCCAGGGAGCGCCTGACCCGGACGCGCGGGCGCACCCGGTTGGCCGGGACCGGTCGGCGGTGGCGTTGCAGGCCCTTGGCCAGGACGCGCTGGCGGGGTCGGGAGACCCTGGCCGGGACGCGCCGGTTGGCCGGGAAGCCCCTGATCGACATGACCACCGAGGTCGCCAGCGGTGATCAGGTTGTAGCCCTCGCCGGGACGATAGACGAGGACCCAACCCTGATCGGCCGGCAGGTTACCGGGCATGCCACCTTGCCCGCCGGGGAGCGTATTGTCCGGCGCACCGGGAAGTCCCTGGCCGGGCCGGCCGCCTTGGCCACCGGGGAGACCCTGATCGGGACGACCACCGGGGACCGGCTGACCGGAGGCGTGACCGTAACCGGGAAGGCCTTGGTCAGGACGACCCCCTTGTATTCCGCCCTGATGTTCGGGCGGTCGGTCATGGCCGGGAAGGTCTTGGTCGGCATGACCGTAGCCAGGGAGCGACTGATCTGGACCGGCGCCCGACATCGGGATGATCCATGCCTGGAAAGGTTGTGTCATGACTGATCTCCTCAATAACAATTATCCAGCAGACGCGGCTGGGCGTTGACGTGGATCTTGCGGATGCGGCAGGGCGGTCGATAGATGAAGTTGACCCACAACTTGCCGCAGACGCCCTGACATCGCGGAGCGACTTCGAAGTCGGTGCGAAGCTGGATGTCGTTGTCCATGTCGTCGAATTCCGAAAACAGAATTCCGACATGCGCCTTTGCCCACGTTCGGATCATGCCGAGAATGAGCTTGGGGTTGGTGCCTTTGATGCCGGGCGGGATGGTGGTGTTCTTCGTAAACAGCCCCAGCCCGAGCACCTTGCCGAGTTCGAGCGCCATCTGATCGGCAGTCACAGCCGCGAGCCGGCGGCTAGAGACATCCCACCAGGTCGAGTTCAACCGCATGTCGTCGTCGTAGCGGTTGTTGGTGCTGTCGTTGACGATCATCGGCGAGGTGAGATGGCCGGTGCCGCCTTGATAGGGCACGGTCACGACAAAGCCGGTGGCCTGCAGGATTTGCTGCTCGTCGTAAGTGAAGCACTGGAAGCAGCTCTCCGGGATGTGGACGCAACGCAGGATGCCGAAGTCCGGTCCCTGGATGTTCATCTCCGGATGGTCGACCGCCAGGCAGCAAGACTGTGCCGCATAAGCAGCCACCTTCATCCAGCCGATCGCGGGATCGCCCCACGACTCGCCGGTTACCGGGTCATTGCCGCAGCAATGCGCGATGCGGCTAACCTCGGCCGAGTTCGTGTCGGTCGACATGATCTCGCCGAGCGTGCCTGAATTGTACGTGTATCCGTGTCCGAAACATTGTGGCTTGCTACAGTCCCACGCACTGGCGATGTACGCGATCATCGCGTCCTGCCAGTAAGTGTCGTCGTAGAGCATCCCGATGCAGCAGTAGCAGCACTCTCCAAGGAGAGCGATGTAGTCGAGGTGCTGCACCTTGATGTTCTGGCCGGCGATGGTTTGATGGTACACAAACTCAATGCCCTTGGGGGCGTAGTCGCGTCGTTCGTGCCAGTTGTAGAAAACGCGGAAGCAATTGCCGACCGTGCCAGCGTTCTTGGCGCGGATAGTGATGACTCCTCCGGCAACGCTAGTGACCTCGACCGGCAGGCCGGGTTCTCGCATCAACGTGTCCGCTACGATCACCGCGATATCATCGGCTACGGTACCGACCACGATGCGATCCGACGTGCGCCAGCGACCATCACCCATGTACATGTCGACACGGCCGTAGGTAGTGGCCGTGCCGGTGAACGTGAGCGTGTACTCTGCCTTGGTGACGGCGCCGACCGATGCGTCCTTGCGTGGGAGCGCATAGAAGTCGAGCGCGTTGTTGCCGCAGCACAGGAACGCAGTCTTGAGACCTTCGGCGATCACCGAGCCCTCACCGAACTGCTCATTGACGTCGCGCAGCGACGGCATCTTGATCAGTTCGCCTTCCTTCGCGATCCCGGTATCGAGCATCTGCCCCTCGATCAGGATCCGGCACTTGTTGGGGTAGACGTTGAGCGTGGGATCGAAGCAGATCTCGATCGCACCGCTTCGCAGACTGTCGATGCTCATGATCGATCACTCCTTCGGGGTGGATGGTTGCCGGTGCTCAGGCGCCAGCGGTGGATCATCGGGCCGCGCGCGTCTGCGCGCAGCTGACTGCCGCCCGGACCGCGCCGAGTCAGCACCTCCTTCTTGCGGTAGGGTGTTGTCGAGGATGGGATCCCCAGGCTGGGGAGTCTCACCTTCACCACCTTCGACCTCAAGGTCTTTCCAGTGGTAGATCGCCCGATGCATGACCGGATCGTTGGGGTCGACCGGAACGAACTTGTCGGTCGGAATCACGCGACCTTGATAGTAGTGCCGCCGACCTGGCTTGCACTTCACATAGACTGTGGCCATGTCGGGCCTCCTCTGGTTGTCGTCCTCTTCACTCTTCGCCTGCTTGGGTGATTTGAAACCTACGGACACGGATCGCATTTGTCGTTCTCCACGGGCTCGAAGCAATCCGGGAGGCAACAGGCCTTCGGGGTGCAAAGATTCCAGGTGATGGTGAAGCGCTCGCTATCGTCGACGTAAGGCGCGCAGAACTGATAGGAGGCGAGAAAGGTGAAGGTCAGTGTAACCGCCAGCTCGTCTGCGGCGATGTCAGTCTTGCGGTAGGCAAAGTGGGCACCATGTGGCGCATCCCACCGGCTCAGGTTGGAGATCAGGGTCTCGCGCACTGATTCGTAATCGTACCAAGTCCAGAACGGCGCTTCGCTGCCGTCCTTGCGCTTGAAGCGCATGGGCTCCAACCAGAACTGGATGAGAACTTCCTCGGTCAAGCGGAAGGTTGGCTGGTAATTTTGAGTAGCCTGATCGCCGACTGAGCGTTTGAGCGCGACCGCCACCAGCGGCAATGTCGGGACATTCAGCTTGGTGATGTCGTAATCGCTGACCGCGATCGCGCGTCCGTTGAGATCTTGAAACCATTTCTTGATCTCGTCAGCCAGTGCTGGCAGCAACCGTTGCTTTATCTCTGGCGGCGTTGGCGCCGATGCCACATGCACATTCATCGGGGCGCCACCAGGTCTTCGACCGCTTCCAGCAGATCGCGCACGGCCGACGACAGCGTCACCTCTTTGCGCTGGATCGGACCCCAGTGGGCTTTGCGCTTGCGCAAGCCGACAGCGGTGGTGAACACGGCGAAGGCGGGGCTGTAGCGGGCCAAAAATTGAAATGAGGCGCCCTTGCCGGATCCGTAGACATCAAGATTGGACGATGTCGGGTTAACACCCTCGCGGAAAACGTCCAGGAAGCCCTGAGGATCTTTCCAGTAGGCATCGAACAGCTTCTTCATCTCTGGAGAGGCGGTGTGCATATTGGCCGACATCTGGAACAGACCGGCCTCGCAGGTGTCAGCGGCAACATTGTCAGCCGACATGTCGCGACCTTCACACCAGCGGCCTGAGGATTCACGCATGCCCAAACCAAAGAGGATCACGAACAGAGCGCGCAGCGTCTCCAGACCATCGTCGTCAACATCGAGGTCGAGGTCTTCCAGCTCGTTCTCGTACCAAGACAGCGCGTCCTCATCCTCGTCGCCGCTGGCAGCCTCGCCCATCACCATGGCAGCAGAGTTGCCTTGCTCCATCGAAATCACGGCGAGCGCGTAGCAGAGCGCCATGCCAGGGATGTAGCCGGGCGGCGCCACGCTGCGGCCAGGCCAAGCGTAATCCATCAGCGGCGAACGCTCGGCGAGCGCGATCACGTCCGCGGACAAACCCTTGGGCAAGCCGCTCTCGCCTTGGGCCATGCGACGATCGAGTTCATCGACGTATTTCCACGTCGTTGGACCCA